CCCCATCTTTAAACCTATCTACAATGATGGCGCAAAGCATGCTCCTGAGCAGCGTCTTGTCGAAGGGATATATCCTGAACATATGGTCTATCTAAAGTCAGAAGGCATATGTGGTCAGTCAGACAGGGTTGAAGTCATTAACGGAATTGTGGACATCATTGACTACAAGACCAACAAGGAGATAAAGATCAAGTCCTTTGTCAACTGGGAAGGGGTATCACAAAAGATGACAGGACCATGTTCCCATCTTGATGATTGTAACTTCAACCATTACGCGTTGCAGCTCAGTACATATATGTACATTATACTGAAACATAACCCAAACCTTAAAGCAGGAAAGCTCATACTGCATCATATAACCTTTAAGGAAGCTCCAGAAAAAGATGAATACGGTTACCCTGTAACATTGAGGGATTACGATAATAATCCCATTGTCAATGAGGTTATTCCATACGAAGTTCCTTATCTTCGTTCTGAAGTGGTAAATATGTTAAAAGAACTAAAAAACAACCAATGGAACCCTATAACTATGTAATAACCTGGTATCCCATCGATGCCCAAAAAAAATACGATGTCAAACCCAAGATATTGTTTCATGGTGTTCTTATTGCGGATTCACAACTTTCCGCATATAAACAGATGGTTCAAATGGTTACCGCGGACATGGCATTGGAAGCTGATCAGATAGAATTCATGGCAAAGCCTTTTATCAGCGAACAGAGTTGTGAAACCAAGAAAGACATAGGAGGCAGTATCCTTTACAACTTCTACCTTAATAATGACGTATATGAACTCCGTACAAGTACGGCAAGTCTGGATGATTTCATAAAAGGAACCTTCCTTAACTATACGAATGACTCAAAACAACCATCGCTTCCACAGTCGATGATGATGATAGACATACTTGCAATAATTAACGACGATAAAAAACTATGAAACTAAAAGGAAAAAGAGTACTGTTGTCAAGACCTGTAATTGAGAAATCAGCAATCGAGATCTCTCCAGAGGTACAGGAAAGCATTGACAAGGAAAACATGAAGAAATGGACTAACCTCGAAGTCTTTGCCGTAGGCGAACTTGTTGAGAACATCAAAGTTGGCGACAGGGTATACGTACCTAAGGGAGCCCTTGAAAGATGTGACATTGTCGATGTGGAAAACGAGGTGAAACTCATGGTATCCGATTTCGACATTGCGATCATATGGTAAGGCTCTTTGACATAGAGAACGGACGGGTGGTGCCTACGGAGCATTGTTACACCATCAATTATCTCAAGGCGATCATGGATAATTATCCAGAGAACTACCTTAAGATATACCTATATCTGTTCTATATGTCATGTCCCAATGATGATCTCAATCCGTATTTCAACGTACCTAGCGATGACAAGGAAGAAATGATAATGCGGGACATCGCTGCTGATTTCATGACCGATGACCCGCTTATCAAACGCGCCCTTGAAGGAATACAGACTTTGTATGATACGCCTACCTGGCGTGCCTACAGGGGAATATCCACCATGCTGGATAGGTTGGGTCGCTACATGGAGAATACCCAGATCATCCATGGTAGGGACGGTAACATGAACAGTCTTCTGTCAGCCGCCAAGAATTATGATGCGATCCGTCAGAGTTTCAAAGGCGCGTACAAGGATCTTAAAGAGGAACAACAGTCGCACGTGCGCGGAGGCGCGGGATTAGCCTATGACCAGAAATGATAAAGGAGACCAGGATTTTTATCTTCCTCTTGATGGCTGGCTTTTTTGGTTTGATATTGATGATGGTACTTGGCGTTGCGCGCATCGTGACGATTTCCTGGAAGCGCTTGAAAAACCTGGTACCGCTACTCAAGTCATTTCCGCCACTTCGATTTCTCAACTGATAGAATTCCTTTGCAAAGAGGATGACGACATAAACTGATGTACAAACAGATACCCATATGGGAAAATGGAGAATGGTCCACTCAGACCTTTGAAACAAGGGATGAGTTCAAGGACTTTGTTTTTTCCGTTTTCAAGGAGCCTGGCAAGTACGAGTTTGATGAGTCCAGCAAGGTATTCACAAGCGAGGCTGAGCGTTTCAGAAAGCAGGGTTTCTACTGCGAGTTTCCGATGCGTTCAAAGGATTATGTCAACTACTGGGATGATCAAAAGGAAAAATGCCGTAATGGCGTAATAGTAAAAAACAATGGAAACACTTGGTACCTGCCGCGGGAATACTACATGTGGCTCAACTTTTTGCCTATCAACGATAAAGAGAAAAGGAAGTTTGACTTTCCGCAGGTCAGGGACGCGCAGTATCATATGGCATTGTACGAGTTGTTGGCGGAGCTTAATTACAAGCACTGTGCAATTCTAAAGAAACGTCAGATAGCGTCTTCCTATTTCCATTGCGCCAAGATGATAAACATGATCTGGTTCGAGGAGACGCCTATCCTGAAGATGGGTGCTGCTCTGAAAGACTACATCAACGAAAAAGGATCGTGGAAGTTCCTTAACGAATACCGTTCCTTTCTGGATGAGCATACAGCGTGGTATCGTCCTATGACTCCTGCGAAAGTCCTCATGTGGCAGCAGCAGATTGAAGAGACCATCAATGGTCGTAAGCACATGAAAGGTCTGAAAGGCGTACTGCAAGGTGTGACCTTTGAAAAGGATCCTACATCAGGCGTAGGGGGACCATGTACTATATTCTTCTACGAGGAGGCTGGTATCGCTCCTACAATGGATATCACAGTCGAGTTCTTGTTTCCTGCCATGCGTTCAGGACAGTTGACCACTGGTATATTCATCGCCGCTGGATCCGTGGGTGACTTGGATCAATGCGAACCATTGAAACAGATGATTCTCTATCCAGATTCAAATGACATATATCCTGTTGATACGGATCTGATTGATAATAAAGGTAATAGGGCAAAGACAGGTCTGTTCATACCTGAACAGTGGTCAATGCCTCCTTATATAGATGAGTATGGTAACAGTCTTGTTGAGCAGGCGTTGGATGCAATCCTTGCTGAAAGACAACAGTGGAAGAAGGATCTTAGTCCTGAAAAGTATCAGTACAGGATATCGCAGCACCCAATAAACATTGATGAGGCCTTTGCCAATAGAAAGGTTTCAAAGTTCCCGTTGAACCTTGTCATCAGTCAGATGAACAGGATACAGGACAAGGAATATCCTTATGAACTCTTGGAGCTTTTTAGGGGTGAGACTGGAAAGATTGAATGGAGGGAAACCCGCAAGCTTCCCATATCCGAGTTTCCCATTACAAAAAATACAGAAGATAAGACAGGCAGTATAGTAGTATGGGAAAGACCTGTTCCTGATCCAGAGTTTGGAATGTACTATGCGTCTATTGACCCTGTATCAGAAGGTAAAACAACCACTTCAGAATCACTCTGTTCTATTTATATTTACAAAAATCCAGTCGAAGTCACCAGAATAAACAGGGGCGAGACCGAGACTTTCATAGAAAGGGACAAGATAGTTGCCGCTTGGTGTGGTCGTTTTGATGATCTTAACAAGACACACGAGCGGTTGGAGATGTTGATTGAGTGGTATAACGCCTGGACAATTGTCGAAAACAACATATCAACCTTTATAAAGCATATGATTGACAAGAAGAAACAGCGGTATCTGGTTCCAAAAAACCAGATCATGTTTCTTAAGGATTTGGGTTCTAACAATAACGTATTCCAGGAATACGGTTGGCGGAATACTGGAACCTTGTTCAGGAACCATATGCTCAGTTATCTTATCGAGTATCTGAACGAAGAGTTGGATACTGTTGTAAAAGAAGACGGTACTATTGTCAAAACCGTATATGGTGTCGAGCGTATACCTGATATAATGGCGATGAGGGAGATGCAGGCTTATACTGATGATCTCAACGTTGACCGTCTGGTAGCTCTTTCTGCTCTTATAGCGTTTGCAAAAGTCCAACAGGCAAACCGAGGATATAAGAAACGTACGGAAAGGTTGAACGACAACAAGTTGCAAAAGTCAGAAAATTTGTTTAAATTAAACAGTGGAGGTATGTTTAGACATATCGGTAAAAGACCAACGCTACAAAGCGCATACAAAAGCAGATCTCCGTTTAAAAACTTAAAATAACATGCAGGTACTCAATGCGATGCAGCTTAAAAGTGGAGCCAAGGCGGAATACAACCGCATGGGTTCCATTACGCAGCCTATACAATTCCTACCAAAAGAGGAAAAAGACCAGACATGGACAGCCTGGAATATGGACTGGCTTGAATGGCAGGGACTTAAGCAAATCCGTCGCAATGCCCGTAGGCTAATGAAGAATTACAAGCTTGCAAAAGGAATCATTGACAAATCAGACTACGTAATAGAACAGGACAACGAAATGAGGGATATAGTGGAGACACTTATCCAAGAGGACTTTAGTGCCCTCGAACTCAAATTCTATCCTATTATTCCCAACGTGATTAACGTACTAGTATCTGAATTTGCCAAGCGTAACAGCAAAATAACCTTCAAAGCTGTCGATGAGTTCAGTTATAATGAGCAGTTGGAGCAGAAGAGGATGATGGTTGAACAGACTTTGTTGGCGCAAGCTGAACAAAAGATGATCGTAAACATGATCAATCAGGGTCTTGATCCTGAAGATCCTCAGGCCAAGGAGATAATGCAGAAAAACCTTGATCCTGCAAATCTCAAGACCTTGCCTGAAATACAATCGTTTTTTGAGAAGGATTACAGATCCATGGTTGAGCAATGGGCTGCCCACCAGATGAGTGTTGACGAAGAGCGTTTCCGTATGGATGAGCTTGAAGAACGCGGATTCCGAGACAGTCTTATCACAGACCGTGAGTTCTGGCATTTCAGGATGATGGACGATGATTATGATATCGAGCTTTGGAATCCAGTACTTACCTTTTACCATAAGTCTCCAGAGGTACGTTATATCTCTCAGGGCAACTGGGTGGGTAAGATCGAAATGATGACCGTCGCTGATGTGATCGATAAGTATGGATACATCATGACGCAGGAGCAGCTTGAGTCAATCGAAGCGATATATCCAGTACGTTCAGCAGGTTATCCCCTACAAGGTTTTCAAAATGATGGATCTTATTACGACGCTACTAAACCGCATGACTGGAACGTCAACATGCCGTCGCTCGCGTATCGCCAGTTTGTTTCTATGTATGACAATTTCGTTTTTAATGGTGGCGATATTGTTAATTGGATCATGGGTGAGACTGAAGATTACGCCGATATGGGTATGGCTTTTATGTTGAGGGTAACCACAGCATATTGGAAATCCCAAAGGAAGGTTGGTCATCTTACCAAGGTCAGCGAGACAGGAGAAGTCTTTACAGACATAGTAGATGAGACATACAAGGTCGTTGACAAACCCATATATAATACCCAGTTTTCAAAGAACAAGAACAAGGATACTCTTGTCTTTGGGGAACACATCGACTGGATCTGGATCAACGAGGTTTGGGGCGGCGTAAAGATCGGACCAAACCATCCAAGCTTCTGGGGTATGAACAACCCTGGCGGGGTGAATCCTATTTATTTAGGTATCGACCAGAACAAAGCTGGTCGCATGAAGTTCCAGTTCAAAGGGGACAGCAACCTTTATGGATGCAAACTTCCTGTTGAAGGAGCCGTATTCTCAGATAGGAATACCCGTTCCACAAGTCTGGTTGACTTGATGAAGCCTTATCAGATCGGTTACAACATCGTAAACAACCAGATTGCGGATATCCTTGTGGATGAACTTGGTACCGTTATCCTTCTGGATCAGAATGCTCTTCCTCGTCACTCTTTGGGTGAAGACTGGGGAAAGAACAACCTGGCAAAGGCATATGTTGCCATGAAGAACTTCCAGATGCTTCCTCTTGATACAAGCATCACCAATACTGAGAACGCCCTTAACTTCCAGCATTTCCAGGTTATGAATCTTGAACAGACCCAGCGTATGTTATCAAGGGTTCAGCTTGCGAACTTTTTCAAACAACAGGCTTTTGAAACAATAGGTATAACTCCACAGCGTCTTGGACAACAGATAGGTCAGACTGAAACAGCCCGTGGCATAGAACAGGCTGTGGCTGGATCATACGCCCAGACAGAAACCTATTTCATCCAACATAGTGATTATCTGATGCCGAGGGTACATTCGATGCGTACAGACCTTGCCCAGTTTTATCATAGTAAGAAGCCAAGTATCAGACTTCAATACATGACAACAAATGATGAAAAAGTCAACTTCGAGCTTAACGGGACGGATCTTATGCTTCGTGACATTAACATATATTGTACTACTAGAGCTAACCATAGAGCTGTTCTTGAACAAATGAAACAGCTTGCTGTACAGAACAATACCTCTGGCGCTACGATATTTGACCTAGGAAACATCATCCAGTCTGATTCCATGGCTGAACTCAACCATGTCCTCAAACAAACAGAGGATAAGCTTGAGCGTCAACGCCGCGAACAGATGGAGTCTCAAGAGCGCATGAAACAGATGGAGATCCAATCTGCCCAGCAACAGCAGCAGCTTGAGATTGATCATCAGAGTATGGAGAAGGAGAAAGACCGTCGTAGGGATATCCTTGTCGCTGAAATCAGATCAGCTGGTTACGGTTCCATGCAGGATATCAATCAGAATCAGCAGTCTGATTATGCTGATCAGATGGAGACAATACGTAAATCACAGGAGTTTCAGCAGGCTATGAACTTTGATATGCAGAAACAAACAGTACAGGATTCTCAGTTTAGGGAGAAGCAAACATTTGAGCGTGAGAAACTTAACGGTCAAATGCAGATGAAGCAAACTGAACTTGAGATAGCCAGGGAAAACAAGAATAAATATGATGTCAAGCAGCCTGAGAAGAAAACAACAAAGAAGAAAAAAGACTGATAGCTATCTAATTGAGATAAATATATTTATTCTTACAAACCTATAAAGTTTATTTAAATACTTTTGATTATATTATAATATCAGCATCTCACTTAAAACCAACTAAATGGCTGACCAAATTCAAGAAACCACTTCCGTATCGGAAATGGATCTCAACCTAGATGATATTCTAGGCACTCCAGGAGCAGAAAACGTAATGCTCCCATCTACTGAAGAAGCAAAACCTAATCTGTTCTCTTCCAAATCAGTAGACACATCGTTCCTTGACAAACCTGATTTAGATCAGGAAACAGAAAACAAAACACCTGTTGCGCAGGCTGCTAAAGAGCTTGATGAGATCATCAATGAAACCGTTGAGTCGGATGATGATGAACCCAAGACTGCTGGAAGACCTCGCGTAACCAAGGAAGGCGTCGTGGAACTCACAAACAAACTCATCGAAAAAGGTCTTCTGATGCCTTTTGATGAGGACAAACCGCTTGACAAGTATACCCTTCAGGACTTTGAAGAGCTCATTGAAGCAAATATCCAAGAGCGCGAAAAGAAGATCAAGGAATCTGTTCCAGCTGAGTTCTATGATTCACTTCCAGAAGAACTCCAATACGCTACCCAGTATCTAGCAAACGGAGGAACGGATCTTAAAAGTCTGTTCAAGGTTCTAGCCGCTACTGAAGAAGTAAAGGAACTCAATCCTGCAGTTGAAGATGACCAGGAACGTATTGTACGATCCTATCTTCATGCAACCAAGTTCGGTACCTCTGAGGAAATCGAAGAGGAAATCGAACAATGGAAAGACAGGGGAGACCTTGAATCAAAAGCCAACAAGTTCAAGCCGAAGTTGGATGCCATGCAAGAGCAGGTTATCCAACAACAGCTTCAGAAACAAGAGCAGATGAGGAGACAGCAAGAGGCGCAGGCTCAACAGTATATGGCAAATGTCTATAATGTACTTGAACCAGGTGAATTGAACGGTATCAAGCTTGATAAGAAAATGCAGTCATTACTGTATTCTGGATTGGTTCAACCCAACTATCCTTCGATATCTGGCCGTAATACCAACTTGCTAGGTCATCTTCTTGAGAAGTACCAATATGTCGAACCTAATCATGGTTTGATCGCCGAAGCCCTCTGGTTATTAGCAGATCCAGATGGTTATAAGGCTAAAGTCAAAGATTCTGCTAAAAAAGAAACAACTGAGAAACATGTGCGGATGCTCAAAACGGAACAAGCCAACAAGCTCGCCTCGGCGGGTTCAGGGGACAGCTACAACGACGGTCCAAAGTCAACAAAAAAGAACGCCATCCCGCGTCCTGCCCAAGGTTTCTTCAAAAGGTAAATAATCTCACTCCAATAAACTAAATACTAACAACTTAACTCAATCAATTAAAAAATGGCAACTCCAGTATTAAATAATGGTATTTTCCTGCGTGATACCAATTATCAAGCGAGTTCCCACGTGGATTCATACCACTTGGTGAACATGCTTAAAACCGCAGAGCCTATGGACCTTGGTCCTGTGGACATCTGGGCTATGGCTCAAAAGGTAGAAATGCCTCTTTACCAACTTTCCAGCTTCGGCGGAAAGAACATCATCATGGTAGACAACGCCCGTGGTGAGTACAAGTGGCAGACTCCTGTAAGCCAAGAGCTTCCTTACATCATCGAAAACATCATCGACCCATCCAACACAACTCCTGGTATTGACGGATCAACCTTCCAGATCAAGATCAACCGTCGTGAGTTCGGACATGGTGACATCATCACCTACGACAAATACAACGGCGTGGAGATGTACGTTACCGCTGATGACATCCTTACAATCGGTGATGGTTTCATCTACACCGTTCAGTTGGTGAACAATGACAACTACCGTTACATCGACGTGAAATACCTTCAGAACGGTACCAAACTGTTCCGCAAAGGTTCTGCACGTGGTGAATACGGTGAGCGTTTCTCTGACATCATGACCCGTGCTGGTTTCCGTGAGTTCTACAACTTCGTAGGCGGCGCTGAAGCTCACGTTCATTACAGCATTTCTTCCCGCGCTGATCTTATGATCAAAGGTGGTATGAACGCTGACGGTACAGTTCCTGTAACCGAGATCTGGAGAAACTTCGACAAGTCAATGGATCCTTCAATCACCAAGATCGAAGACATGGTATCCACAATGGGTAAGGACTATGTGAAGCGTGCCATGTCAAATGGTACTTTGACCCGTACCTTCCTTACCACTATGGAGGCTGCCCACTTGACCAAGATCGCTACTGACATCGAAACCTACTTGATGTGGGGACATGGCGGACGCGTGAAGCAAGATGGTCCAGACGATATCCGCTTGTCAGTGGGTCTTTGGAAGCAGCTTGACAACGCATTCAAGCGTGTGTATAACAAGACCAACTTCAGCCTTGAGCTGTTCCGTTCCGAGCTGTACAACTTCTACGCTGGTCGTGCCGAGTTCCAAGGTCCAGATCCTAAGCGTCAATTGATCGTTCAGACTGGTATGGGTGGTATGCGCCTTGTTAACGAAGCAATCAAACAAGAGGCTGTTAACTCAGGTCTTGTAATCCAGGCTGCTTCCAACAATGGTATCGGTGCGATCACTGGCCAAGGAATGGATCTGAACTATGGACTCGCATTCACAAGCTACGTTATCCCATTCTTGGCTAACGTGAAGTTTGTGTTGAACCCTGCATTCGACAACATCCACACTAATGATATCGAGAACCCAATCATCGATGGTAACCCGCTGTCTTCTTACAGCTATATCATCTTCGATATCACCGATACTGGCAACGACAACATCTATCTGTTGAAACTCTCTTGGGACAACCAATTGAAGTGGTGGTATCAGAACGGTACCATGGATTACATGGGTCGCAGCCAGGGCTTCGCGTCAAGCGGCCAGTTCAACGGTTACCGCGTGTACATGACTCAAACAATGCCTGCGATCTGGGTAAAAGACCCAACCAAGGTGTTGAAGATCGTGATGCGCAACCCAATCACTGGTGGTTCGTTTTGATGTAACAAAATCATTGAATTTCACACTCTTTTATTTTATCTTTGTACTAATCCTTATGGTACATGGAAAAGAAAAAAAGAGTCTATCCGCACAGACCTTATGACGCGGTTGCTAATCTGACAAAAGTCAGTCTTGAGCAAAAGGAAAAGGTAAAAGAGTTATATCTACAGGGTTCTTCTCAGTCTATGATTGAGAAGACCCTGAAGATGACTCGTAAAACAATAAGGACCATTTTAAAGGAAGCTGGTATTGATCGTACAAAAACAGAACAGTGGAGGATAAGATGGAAAAGTTCTTTGAATGATTATGCGTTTGATGAGTTGACTCCAGAAGCTTTATACTGGATTGGGTTCCTTTATGCTGATGGTCACGTAAGAAAACAAGGATCTGAATACAGTATTGAGGTTGAGATTGAACTTAAGGATACTGATCATTTAAGTAAATTATCCAAATTCTTTGGCTCTGAAAAACAACCAAAACAGTATTCTGATAACTCTGTAACAATAAAGTTCTACTCAAAAAAAATACAGGAAAGGTTAAGAGAGTTAGGTCTTAATCATGATAAAAGCTACACAGCCAAACCACATAAACTTCTTAAGAATTCTAGAGATTTTTGGCGTGGCGTTGTAGATGGGGATGGTGGAATATATAATCATCCTTCTGGAAAAAATAATACAATACCGCATGTGTTTTTATGTGGAACCTTGGAAACCATATTTGAATTTATAATCTTCTGTAATAAACAATTGGAAATAAACGAAAAATATCCAACCAAGCAACAGGGAAAGAACTTGTATTCCATTTCTTATTATGGTACTGATGCTATGCAAGTGGCTTCCCTTCTATATAAAGATTCAAGGGTACACCTTGATCGAAAATATAATTCCTACGAAAAGTGGGGAGAGCCGCAAACTCTCCCCTTTTTTCACTATATTGAATCATAAAACATTATATAAAAATGGCAATCATACAACCTTTAAAGAAAGCCTTCAACTGGCAGACTGTCCATGAGAAGATCCAGAACGCTCCATTGTATCGTCTTGACTGGAGTCTTGGACAGACAATTGAGATAAACAGCTGGCGCGGTATCATCGATATTGAAAATTTCGATGCTGGCGCTAATCCTGCACCAAGTATGGGATCACCTGTGTTCCTTAAACTTACAGGTTCAAAATTCATAGCTACAGATGTAGAGGATTTCTATATCCAGGTTACCCCTTATTATAACGTAACTCTGGATACTGCTATCCCATATCTTCTTCCAGCAGGAGCTCTTGTAGCAGGAGTTTCTGACATTGCAATCTATAACATGTCAGCTACTGGTGACTGGGATGCGCCTTTCTATGTTTACTATGAACTAGGTGTAAACTACAAAGGATAATGGCTATTATAACCCCCCTCAAAAAAATCTTCAACTGGCAAACCGCCAGCGAAAAGATACCTTACAAGGTATATACAGCATATATTACTGTTGATGACAGTGAAAACATGTATGCATCCCAGGTTCTTGAGAATACCATAGGCGCTGTTACTTTTGAAACAGTAGGTACTGGCGAATGGAACATTAAATTACCTTACGCTTTAACAAGGCTTAAAATCATGATTCCTGGATTTGGTGATTATTGGAATGGAAATAATGCATTCATTTCAACGTATTATCCAACAGGTTATAATAGTTTTTTAACCATTAATCCAGGTTATGGTGTAGATGGGGGTAGTTGTAGTGGTCCTACTTGCAATACAAATGTTATTAACTTATATCTATATGATACATTAGGAGGAGCACCCTTACCTTGGAGAACATTTTTTAATTCTGGTCCAACAGGTCCTACAACAAGTTATCCTATTGAAATAAGAGTATATAATTAATGATTGAGTCCCTCATATCCATAGGGTCTTTGATGATAGACCTATTCAAGGCCAAGTCCATGCAGGATGAGCAGTCCAGCGAGGAGTTGCAGGATGCGTTGTACAAGGTCGCTGACCTGTTGGACGACGTATCCTTTGACCTTGAAAATGGAGTATATCCCCACGGAAAATGTGCCCAGATGGATATGTTGTCTCTTAATCTTCATGATGCTTTGGTAGGGGATCTTCCTGACGAGTATTTGGAGATATTGAAAAATAACCTTAATTCTGCAGTAGAAATAGAAAAAATGTACGCCTACAAGGATGACCCAAACCAGATCCAGAAACTGAGGATGGCTGCGGGTTACTTCAGGGCGGCAGCGATATTATCAACTATATAGGACAAAGAGTCCCCTTCTAACTAAAACCAACTAAAAAATGAGTATTACAATCATCGACAGCGTGGTTCCGAAAAACGGAGCCATTACAATTAAGCCTTACTTTGATCCTAACAGATCCAATATGGGCTTGGAGAAGTACGGCATGACCCTGTTTGACGGGGTATTCCACGAGGAGCAGCTTGCCTGCATCGAGGTAAACGGGATCAAACGTTACCTTACAGGACTGAACGAGTTCGCCCCAGAGATCAAATTGATCAAGGATCCTGATGCAAAAGAAGCAAGGATCAAAGAGATCAGAACCGTAGTGGCTCAACTTGAACAGGACCTTGCCGCCAACATGATAGACATCAAGGATCCTGACTTCTGGAACAAGGTGAAGATCTGCAAGCCAGACAACCATGAATTGTGGGATAGGATCACCGTACGCGCTGGAAATGAACCCGTATATCTGGATCCTACCATCGATCCATATGATCTTATCAAGGTTTATGCTATTGAGGCTGGAGGATTCAGCATGGTTGCCAAGAGTCTTGAGGACGCACGCACGCGCGCGGTACCTCCAAAGTTTTATCTTGACAAGTATGTGGATACAGTATCAACCAAGACAGAAGGCAAGAAACTCCGTAACAAGGCGTTGTCTGAACTTCAGAAATTGTTTGACAAGAATACCAACAAACTGTTCTATGTCGCCAAGGTGATTGATCCTAACAGCGCCCAATACAAGAAGTCCACTCCTAACGATGTGATCTATGATAATCTAGATAGGTACATCAATGGAGAAGGTATCGAGCCGAATGAGAAGCGCGCCGCCCAGGATTTTCTTGACAAGGTGGCTTTGGACATGGAAACCCTTAAACTCCGCGCCATCATAAAGGATGCGGCGTTCTATAAGCAGATTGCTACAAAGGCCGATGGTATGATATACCATATGGACTCCGCCACTTTGATGGGCCGTAACCCTTCTGAGTGCGTGGAATTCCTGAAGAATCCTTTGCATGAGCAGACTCTTGTAGACCTTACCAAGAAGATTGAAAAATACTGGAACCAATAAAAACCTAAAAAGATGGATAATAAAACTTGCAAGGGTGGTGTATATAAGCACCTCAATACTTACCCAGAAGTGGTAAAGAACCCTACCCGTTATACTGGTACCAAGAATGCTACGGTATCCGTAAACAAGACTCCTACCAAGTATACTGGTGGTAAGAACCCCAACTTGGTGACTGTAAAGAAATCATTTTAATAACCTCTAAACAATTAATCCAATGATGAAGTACAAAACTGGTGGTATGAATAACCCCAACAAGATGGCTCAGGTTGCTCCTAAGAAAGGCATGAAAGCTGGAAAAGGCGCCAAGGTGACCACAAAGAAAATGGGCAAAAAGAAGTAATCATGTCAAGAGCCCTTGTAAACAAGACTGGTGGAACCATCATGAAGAAGGGTGGTTCCACTAAAAAGGAAATGATCAAACGCGCTGATGGGTCATACTCCCAGCGTGGACTTTGGGACAACATCAGGGCTAATAAAGGTTCTGGTCGCAAACCCACCGCTGAGATGCTCAAGCAGGAGCGTAAGATCAAAGCTAAATCAAAAAAGAAATAATCATGGCAAATTCTAAAAAACATCCGCTTACCTACTTTAGGGAACAGCGTGAAAACAGAGCAAAGATGCTCAGTAAAAAACCGATGTTGCCTAAACATCAAGTACCTCCAGGAGAGGTTGATTATAAAGGGAATAGTATGTCAGATGCTGCTTATAGAAGTAAAACATATCCTAAGTTTTATGATAAGCAGGGTAATATGATTGAGCCTACAACAACTTCTTCTAATCAAGAAGCGGTTAAAAAAATATCAAATAATCCTCCATTAGCTGATGCTTACAAAAAAACATATGGACCTAATTGGCAAGCAGAAATGAAAAATAGTTATGGAGTAGGCGATACAAGATTACGAGAAATGGCTGGTGAAACCCCTTCCAATAATTCAACTTTTTTTAAAGATTATCTAAAAGCAAATCCATCTGCATCAGCTGCTGATACTAGTGAAATGTTTGAAAGAAGAAGAGAACTTAGTCGTCTTGATGCTGTAAACAGAGGTATTCATAAAAAAGGTGGATCTGTTAAATCTAAATCCAAACTTAAATCAAAGAAAAAATAACCATGGCCAAGTTTCTTAAAGACAAGAATACCTACGCCAATAAATTTCCTACATCGATGAAAAAAGGTGGAAACATCAACAAGACCGCTGGTAAGACAACCACTGGTGTTGTATCCAATTATAAAGGATACAAAGGCCCCAAGGTAAAGGCCCAGGTTGCTAAAGTTAAAAAGGCTAAAGGCAAACTCTAATGGCTAACAAGGTCAGGGTCAGCGCTGGCGGCGAGAAGCATGTGGTCTATAAGAAGACCACCAAACGCGGTAAAGGCGAGCCTGGAGATATCATGGTCAACCATCCTACCAAGGATAAGGGTAAATGGGATACCATAAACCTTACCAAGATAGGCAGGGCCAAGACAGTTAAACAAGGGGTTGCGGCCACCAAGAAATGGCATAAGGACAACCCTGATTACAAATACAAAAAAAAGAAATAATGGCATCAAAGAAAAAGACCTCAAAGTCCACTCCTACTGTATCTGCTGCTTCAAAGTCAGAGATGCGCAAGTGGGAAATTGAATCAGCTCTTAGTACTCTTAAGAGAGCAGAGGAAATCCGTAAGGATTCCAAGATGATGAATGATGTTAAAAAGATGGCGCAAGAGCAGATCAAAATGCTTGGCGGCATGGTAAAAGGTAAGTAACATGGCAAAGTCTCCAGCATGGCAACGATGTATTAATTGTAACCAAGAGGGTTCTAAATCATTATTTGCCAAAGGTGGAAATGGTAGATGTAATAAATGCAGCAAAATAGAATGGGAAAAAAATAACCCTGACAAACTTAGAGCTCAACGATTGCATGGAAATGCTACAAAAAGAGCAAAAGAAATGGGTTGGCCTAAACCAGATTTTGATACAAACTATATCTATCAAAAAATAAAAAATGGCTATTGTGAGGTAACAGGAATAAAATTTGATTTGACTACAGTAGTTAGAAAATCAGTCCATGCTAAAAATCCATGGGTACCATCTATAGACAGAATAGATAGTTCAAAACCTTATTCAAAAGATAATATTCAAATAGTTATCTTTATGTATAATGTATGCAAAGCTGAATTTACACATGAAGATGTTATAAAATTCTGTATTGCATTAAAAGAAAAAGAAGATGGCAAAAACACCAAGTTGGCAGCGTAAGGAAGGTAAGTCTCCCTCAGGCGGATTAAATGAAAAAGGACGTGCTTCCCTTCGCGCTGCAGGACATGATATCAAACGTCCACAGCCAGAAGGTGGTCCACGCAAGAAGTCATTCTGTGCTAGGTCTGCAGGTCAGATGAAGATGTGGCCTAAAGCAGCAAAGGATCCTAATAGTAGATTAAGATTAGCAAGAAAAAAATGGAAATGTTAACGAAAGAATGTACAAGATGTAAAATCCAAAAGCCTTTGGATTCTGTACATTTCAGACTTAATAAAAATAAAAAATCTGGATTAGATAGCTGGTGCAGAGATTGCGCTAATGAATATCGAAATAATAGAAGAAAAACTGTTCCTCCTAAAGAATGGAATATAGCAGAAGAAGAGCTTAAACGATTCGTAGATGCTAAACAGGAAAAAGAATGCGTTATTTGTGGAGAAACAGCAGAAGTAGTTGATCATGACCATGCAACAGGTAGAATAAGAGGCGCATTATGTCAAAGATGTAATATGGGTTTAGGTCATTTTAGAGACAATCCTTTATTACTTCAACAAGCTGCATTATATTTACTAGGAGAGTGCGCCTGTGGAGAATGCGATGTAAAATGGGGAGGAAATATTAAATTAGAAGTACTTTAAAACTTTAAAACAATGGCAAAAGATCTTAAACCCGTTTCTCCCAGTCAAAAAGGATTGGCAAAACTTCCTACTGAAGTCAGGAACAAAATGGGTTACGCTAAAAAAGGCGGTGAAAAATGGATCCAAAAAGCGACATCTTCAATCAAACGTCGTGGTACTGAAGGCGTATGTACTGGATCAAAGTTTGGTAGTAAGTCTTGTCCTCCAGGAAGCAAGCGCTACAATCTGGCCAAGACATTCAAAAAAATGGCAAAGAATAAATGAATAACACAACCCTACAACTTAAGATCAAGCAGCGACTCAACAAGCTCGCCAGCAATGACTATGACAACATAGAATGCTGGCAGATTGTAGAGGCGTTCAATAAAGCGCAGGTGGAATGGTGCAGACGCAACATCCACGGTCTGAATGTTGTACAAGAAGGGGATGAACAGTCTACAAGACGCATAGACGATCTGCAGATACTGATAAATACCCAGCCTCTTACGGTTGTTGATAAACTGAATTACTTCGAAGCCCCTGTTCCCGCCAATTACTTTGACTACAAAAGGGTCAGCATCAAAGGTAAAAACGACTGTTGCGACGAAAGGGATTTTGTGGTTTATCTGGCAGACAACGGTAACCTTGACCTGTTACTGCGGGACAAAAACAAAAGACCAAGTTTTGACTGGGCGGAGACATTCTGTACATTGAAGGATAACAAGATCCAGATATATACAAACAACGAGTTTGAGATAACATCAGCCAGTCTTACCTATTACAGGCAACCTATTAAGATACAGATAGAGGGTTGTACCGATCCTTATCTTTCAACCGCTGCCGCTCCAGTGATATCCGCCACTGAGGTACCTTGTGAATTCAAGGATGACGTCGTCGAACTGTTCATAGATGAGACTGTGAAGATCATCGCTGGAGATATAGAATCATTCAATCAATACCAAAGAGCCCAACAGGCTGTAGAAAACAATAACTAACCATGGCAGAGGATAACAAAAGACAACTGGCTTCAGCGCCAGCGCCAAAACAAACAATCTCAAGACCAAGTACATCGCCTCCTGCGTTCAAGACAAAGAACCCGATGATCACGGAGGAATGCGTGAAACATCTCAACTACAGGATTGAGCAGGAGGAATACAGTTCCCGCATCTATCTGGCGATGTCAATGTGGTTAGATGATAATGGTTACAAAGGAGCTGCAAAGGAATGGCGTACCTATTCAAATGAAGAACTTGGACATGCTGACTTTGCTCGTAACTATCTTTTGAATCTTGGTGTACAACCAAATACCCCAGCATTACAAGCTCCAACGCAGACTTTTACAGGACTTCCTCAGATCATTGAACTGTCGTATGACCATGAGATTGAGATAACTAGACAATGTAAGGAACTGGCGTCACACGCTATGAAGATGGCGGATCATCTTCTTTATGAATTGGCTATGAAGTACTTACATGAGCAGCAAGAGGAGATGGGCAAGATGCAGGATCTCATGGATGAACTGGAAGCCTTTGGTACTGACAAGATTGCGATGCGTCTTCTTGATAATAAATTCGGAGGATGATTTGGAAATTTGAATTTCTTTACTTATATTAATTATATATTTGTTTGTCTAACTTAAAACTTTAAAAAACAATGGCTTATT